TGTCAGCCAAAAGACGTGGTTTGATGCGGTAGATGAAAATATGGAATGTAAGGATGGCGTGTGTACTGTGCCTTGGTTAAAGAAACCTGCCAGCACTGATTACGTAAACCATCCTCCTCATTACACAGAAGGTGGGCTTGAATGCATTGAAGCAATTGAAGCCCAACTCACACCAGAGGAATATCGTGGTTATTTAAAAGGTAATATTGCCAAGTATATTTGGCGTGAAAAACACAAAGGCGGCACTGAATCGCTTAGGAAAGCGAATTGGTATTTAGAACGTCTTATTGGATTCGACGCGAATTAAAAAGGTTGTAATTCATCATCTTCATCGTCGTCGTCTTGTAAACAGGCGGCGGCGAGTTCTGCTAATTCAATATCAGTTGGATGGTCCCAATCAATCTCAATTTCTTCTTCTGCCATGATGTTTTTAATGGCGTGCCATTCCATCATTCGTTGATGGTACAAATTAAGAAGTGCACACCGCAATTCTTCCCATGTCATCTCTTGGGATTCCACCTCAGCTTTGCGCATTGCAAATTGAAGTTCCAATGGCAGTTCGAACTCCCGTGGTTCTACTGAATGCTCCATTCCGGTCTTCATGCTTTCGATCAAATCATTCTAATCGTAACTGTTAAAGATAAAATCCAGTGGCCGAATCACTGAAATCAACCCATGGATCCTCATCAATGCAGAAATCGTTAGCAAATGCAGAAAGCACATACGGATTTAACTTTTCTTCAAGATTGCGTATTGCCTTGACCTGGTGAGGAGATGCGCAGTAATTACGAAATGCTTTCAATAAGATTTCCGTTGATGACCAGGGATTTGCGTCAACTTCCTGTAAGAACAGATTGATCTCTTCTCTTCTGCGATCCAGGAGTCCGCCAATTACTTTGTGATATTCATCAAAGATCCATTTACCAATTTCTTCGGTAGCACCAGAGAAATCTTCTGCTTCAATACAATCAATCACACTGCTGTACAAGAAAGCGTCCCAGCCGACGGAATGCACAAAAGATACCAGGGCCTGATGCATGGATCCATCAAGACCAAGGTTAAGTTTTAATAGTTGATTTTCAATAACTGATAATTCATGAAAAAGGTATTCCAGTGCTTTTTCTTTTGTGCAGCACTGGCCTTTTTTGACGGGAGAACCATCGGGATAGAACTGTGTCCCATACCCGATGGTATAAGGTTCACCACCTGTATGGGGATCAGGGTATGCCTTTTCGTTAAACCCTTCGTATTTACGAATTAGATTAACGGCATGCGAAAGATCCGCCATGGAAGTAACTACTATTACTTCCAATCATACACAATTTATTTACCTTGCCCTCGACGCAACTTGCGACCATGACTTGCCTTGGAATGCTGGCCGTTACCTTGCTTAGTTTTCTTGGGCTTGGAAACAATCAACAGGGCATTGGACTTGGGCTTAGCCATCGTGTCAAATGAGTAGCTCCTAAAGCTTACCGTACTTATTGTGTGGCTGCTTGAAGAATTGCCTGCTTGATTTCAGGAGAATAACTCGATTGTTCTAGGTCAATCTTTTTAAACGGTTCTTGAAAATCTAAGAGAGCAAGTTGCAACTCTGTGTTTTCGGTTTGCTCTGCCAGAGCCTGCATTTTATTTTTATTTGGAAAAAAATCTGCAAACTTACTAGAACCAAAACTACCGTACTTTCCTGCTAATTTCATTACCACTTAACGCGATGACTCCAGTAACGTGCTGACATTTTATCAGGATTAGGATCCTGGGCATTATGTCTAGCGTAATACGACTTCTTCCTTGCTTTATCTTTTTCACTCTTTGGGTTTTTACCAGCGCCTTCTACGCCTTGCTGACCAAAGCGCACAATCTTTTCTTCACCTCCTTCACAGGCTTTGACTACATGGCTCTTGGTAGCATGTCCAGGGGTACGTTTTGGTTTATTACAAGGCATTGAATCCTTGGCTAATTTTGCAGCTTTAGCTGCTTTCTTTCTTTTATCTGACATAAGTATTAACCGAATAGCGAACCAAATCCACCGCCTTTATTCATATTAAAATAAGAAGGTGCATTTTCATCTTTCTCATCACCAAACATATCAAAGTATTTTAACTTAAGTTGGCTAGGTGTTTTACCAAGTTCTGGTACATCTGAATCTGAGCTAATTGCTTTATCAATAGATGCCATTGCAGCAAAAGGATCAGAGAAATCAGGAAGTTCAAATCCCAATAAACCAGTTAATCCCTTGGAAGAAGTAGCCTGGCCAACGTCAATTGCACTTAAAGTTTTATCTTCTTCTGTTGCATCAGGAAGAAATTCTTTATAAAAATCTGCTTCACTGCCGCCAAAACCTGCGTTCTTAAATACTTTATATAGTGCGCTTCCTCCAGCTGGAGCAGCTGCCTGTTCATCAGTATCTCTTTGGATATAACCGTAACCAAGTTGTTCTTGCGTTGGTTTAATCTTTTGTTCATTCAACTGTCTAATATCTTCTCTAATCTGTAAAGCAGGATCTGTGCGTAAGATCTGAGCCAATGCATCTTTCACTTCTCCTGCTGGATCTGTCTTTTCATTAACACCAAGTCCTCGCAGTCGATCTTGTAACTCAGCAGGTAAAGCTGCAATATTTAATTTTTCAACCAGCTCAGCTGCCTTGGATTCTGCCGACACAAAATCAGCGAACACAGGGCTTGGAAAAGATGCTTTCTGCGCTTCTAGGGCAGTAGCAAGATCTCCTTGGATGTAATTAGCAAGATCTTGTCTGGTATAGGTGTCAGGAGCTGGATCATATCCTTTAGCTTTACCAATAACTTCGTAGTGGAGGCGAGCAAAATCTGCTTTGTTTTCTAAATCCAAGCCATATTCATAAGCTAGTTGACTCCAGGGTTTGCCATCAAGGACAGCAGCATCACTGTTGCGTGCATTCCAGGCTGCATCAACAGCTGTTTTTTGTTCGGCGTAAGTTGTTTGTTTTGCAGTTACATCACTACCTGTAATTATTTCAGGATTAAAGTAAAAATTAGCATCAAAACCACGTGTAACTTGCGTTGAACCAAGGCTATCAATGTATGTATTTGCTTGTTTGTTAGCGTAATCTTTTAATGCACTAGATGCAAGCTGTGTCTGCAGAGCGTTCTGTTCATCTTTTGTGACATCAATATAACTAACAAATTCAGAGATTGATTTAGAAGTATCAAAGCGGGGCTTTAGATAGTTGTTGATAAAATCATTAACAAATCCTTGTTCTAATTTGTATTTAATATTTGCATCCTCTGGGTTGGTGATCTCGCTCATGTTGCGATATCTTTCTGTCAAAGTCTTGTCAAACCAATCTTGCCAGTTATAAGCAACAGAAGATCCAATTCCAAGACTTTTGTCTAATGTGGCAGATAATCCTTTCTCAATATCAGAACCGGTATTGAATCCAAGAAAGCCACCGAATCCTGAATCTCCTAAAATCGAATTCTTAATATCTTGTTTTAAAGAATTAACAGACGGCATTCCCATTCCCTGGAAAATATTTGCCATTTGTTCTTTCTTTAATGCCTTACTGTATTCATTAAGGGTTTGTTTTAAAACGTCTGCTGATAAAGCGCCAAATGCTTGTTCTCCTTGTTTATCAACAAGATTTTGAGTAGCTAACGCGGCAAGGGAATCAGGTCTTTCAGTACTTGTTCCAGTGATTGTTTCTCTAAGTATCTGTCGCTCTCTATCAGTAGGTGCTCTACCGACTTCTGTATAAGCAGCAAGATCTCTTGGCTTACCAAGCCTACCACTTGGCGCACCAACCAGGGTGTAATTTGCATGCAAAAAAGAATCTAAATTAGCGTATTTCCTTGTAATATCAACATCAGCAATCTTTCTTCCGCCAAAAGAAACAGAAGTAGATGCATTATTCCAGTTAGAAACTTCCTCTGGTACTTGTTTTGAATAAAACTTGGCATCAAACGTAGCTAAATCAGCGCCTTGTTTGGTTGGATCCCACTGAGAAATACCTGAAGCAGTGGCGTAAAAATTCTCTAGTTCTTGTATTGTTTGTTGATCAATGTAATTATTTGGAGTTGTATAGTTACCCTGGAGGGATTGATCCAGGGATTCCATCAATTGTCTATAGTTTGTATCTCCCGTTTGTACCCCATTGAAACGCTGGGCAATCTGACCAGCAATAGCCTTTTCATCTTCTGTTGCATCAGCAGGTAGCACAGGAGTAAGTACACCAGCTTTTACGTTAAAACGGATCATGATGCTTTTTTATATTCGTTAAAATCAACGAGGCTAAACTCATCTGGTTTCATCCAGGTTTTTATTCTATTCAACTTTTCTTCACTAAAGAAATCTTGTTGTTTGTACCAAGTTTCCATGTCGGCTGATGCTTTGTTAGCATTGCATCGGCAACAAGCAGGAACAAGGTTGTTCCGGTTAGAACAACCAGATTTAAAGCGAGGAATAATATGATCAAGGCTTGTAGCAACTCCTTCACAATACCCACACTTATTATCCCAGGCTTGGTATATACTTTGTCGAAAACGTTTTTTAGCAAGTTTAGGTGTTAATTCAACTAGCAGGGCGAGGGGCTCATGCTGGTTGCAAAACATACTTTTCTTGCTGTTAATTTATTTTAGTTTGCCCACATATGTAAGGGAACAAAGTAAACAGATAAAACTTTGCTTAAATTACTTGACATATTGTTGTGCCAGGTTAATTTGTGCATGTCCTCAAAGCCGCATTACCACATCAATGGCCAAGCATCCAGGCTGGGTTTCAGGTCAGCAAGCCGAGAAACTTTTAGGCATCGACCGCAAAACGCTTCATCGCTATCGTGACGACGGTACGCTAAAGCTTGGCCCTCATTATGCAGCGTTTTCTGAAACGCGCTCCAGGGACAGCTTTCGTTGGAATGTAACAGCAGTCAGGAAGCACCTGCAAAAGCAGGGTATGATGCCGCTGGCCGCTTAACTTGCCTATAGTGCTTCTTACGGAGATTGTGAGCAAGAAGCAAGTCAGTAATGTTCAATTGAACATTCTGAAAAGCCATTGCTTCATAAAGGGACAAACAAAGGGAACCAAGGCAGCTCTGTAGGTCACAGGGCTGTTTTTCTTTTAGGGAAAAAAGAAAAGCCCACTGAGGGTGTACTGGTTTAATAGATCGTTTTTTGGATGGTAACGATATTGAGTAATCCTGGTTCCAGGTAAGATTTTTCAATTGTTCAGGCTTAAGGCCATAGGCAGCAACCATGCCATAGAGCCAAGCAACATCTTTTGTTTTTTTGGCGGATACTAAACGGAAGTACTCATCTACAATCCGCTGATCCAGGGGCGGTTGATAGGTCATGTCCAAATGAGCTGAGTAACCGAACCATATCCAATGGTGGTACCA